AAGTACGGATATATCTACAACGAAACGAATCAACGCTGTTACCAACCCTTCGAACAATGAGGAATCTTGACAATCATCGTTATATAGGAGAGGCGATCCAATTACTCCAGAACAAAGGCGAGAAAACGAAAGTCCCGTTTTGGTTCAAGGCATTGGATTGGTTCCTCACTTTCGCTTACATCTTCGGACTTGCTTATCTTCTTTATATCTCAATTAAATGGCTGATTCTCAAGACATACTCTTAACGTTCCAAACGGACACGGGAGAGGTAACGAAATCACTCAGCGACATTCAAAAGGGGCTGGAGGGAATCGATAGCCAGCTCGATAAGACATCAAAGAACACTTCCAAAATTGGTCGCGGTATCAAGGCAGCGGGCAAACTGGGTGCGACAGGATTCAAAGCCTTGGGGACGGCTATTGCTGCAACGGGTCTTGGGGCACTTATTGCAATTATTGCAGGGCTTACCGCAAAGATGGCGGAGAACAAGAAGATTGCGGAAGCGTTCGAAGTTGTTGTTTCTGCTGTGGGTGCTGCGTTCAATATCTTAGTTCAGAAGATTGAACCTCTCGCGGGTGTTATCATTGACGCTTTTTCAAACCCGGTCGAGAGTATCAAGGCAATTGGCAAGGCGATAAAAGACAACCTTCAAACAAGGCTCGAAGGGCTTTTGGAGTTTCTCCCCGCAATTGGAGAAGCGGTAAGCTTGGTATTTCAAGGTAAATTCTCGGAAGCGGGAAAGGTTGCCGCAGATGCAGCAGGAAAAGTTGTTCTGGGGGTTGAGGATATAACCGACAAAGTAAGTGAAGCGGCTGAGGCGGTGACCGATTTTGCTAATGAATACGTTGAGGAGGTAAGCAAAGCAACCAAAGCAGCGACAGGACTCACGCAAGAACAACAGAAACTCCGAGATCAACAACGAGAATTAAACGTCGAATACGCAGAAGCACGGGCGGAGATTGAGCAACTCAAACAGCAGCGGGACGATGAAAGGCTATCAATAGACGAACGAATTGCAGCCGCAGAACGAGCCGCAGAACTCGACCAACAATTCGCACAAGAGCGGATGGATATAGCGAACGCGGAAGTCGCTTTGATTCAACGAGAGATTCAAGTTCAGGGGGATTCAATCGAGCGACAAGACCGCCTCGCAGAAGCAAGGATAGCAGCAGCGGAAGCGGCTGAAAGTAGCGCAGCCGTTCAGACGGAATTAATGACTTCAATTTATGGACTCAATCAAGAAGCCATCGCCATTGAAGACGAGAAAATCGCCAAAGAAAAAGAGGCAGCCGAAGAGAGAAAGCGACTACTCGAGGAAGAACAAAAACTCAAAGAAGACAATTTAGCCAAAGAAATCGCAGCAAATAAAGCCGCATTTGAATCGAGGATTGACTTTGCGACCCGAGCGCTTGGGGCGTTATCTGCTCTAAATGATGCTTTTACTGGTGACTCAGAGAAAGAACAAAAGAAAGCGTTCAAGCGAAATAAAGCAATAGGAATATCGACCGCAATCATAAACACAGCGGGCGCAATTGTCGGAGCAATCAATCCGGCTGTTGGTGGTTTGGGTATTCCCGCAGGTTTACCGGGTGCAGCAATTGCAGCCGCGACCGGAGTTGCTCAAATTGCTACAATAGCAAAGAGCCAATTCAATTCGGGCGGGACACCACCACCACCACCCGGAGAGACTGGAGGAGGAGCAACAGGGGCAATCCCCGAAACCCCACAACTCGACCTCGGGTTCTTAGGAGCCGGAGCCGGACAAACGGGCTTTAGGAGTTACGTCATAGCCTCGGAAGTATCGAACAGCCAACAGGCGAACCAACGAATAAACGATCAAGCATCATTAGTAGGATGAACATAATTGAACTCATAATCGACGAAGAAGCGGAGATGTACGGAATCGACGCAATTTCACTTGTAGAACAACCCGCCATTGAATCGGACTTCGTAGCTCTCAAGAACGAGCAAATCCAATTCAAGACCCAAGACAATGAGAAGCGTCTTGTCATGGGTGCGGCACTCATTCCCGACAAACCCATATACCGAAAGAACGGGGAGGAGGAATATTACGTCTATTTCTCAAAGAAGACCGTCCGACGAGCGATGGAACTATACTTCAAAAACGGCAATCAAGCGAACGCGACCCTCGAACACGAGCATACGTTAAACGGATTGCACGTCGTGGAGAGTTGGATCGTCGAAGGAGAGCAGGATAAATCTCGGATGTACGGACTCGATGTCCCGGTCGGGACGTGGATGGTCTCAATGAAGGTCGACAACGACGCGATATGGGAGAAGTACGTGAAGGAAGGCAGCGTCAAAGGGTTTTCAATTGAGGGCTTCTTCACGAATAAATACGAACTCGCAAAGGCAACCGTCAAAAAGGACAAGCGATATAAAGACGGGAAGCGCGTTTATATGGAGTCTTATAACGATTATCCCGACGGAGTTAAGAACAACGCTAAGAAGGCGGTAGAATGGGCTGAAAAGAACGGCTGGGGATCGTGTGGAACGGACGTCGGAAAGCAACGAGCAAGTCAACTTGCAAAAGGCGAGAATATCAGCGTCGAAACCATCAAGCGGATGCGGTCTTATTTGAGCCGTCACGAAGCGGACTTGGAATCCTCGACCTCATTCTCTGACGGATGCGGGTATCTTATGTACATGGCTTGGGGCGGAAAGGCTGCTCTTCGTTGGTCGGAATCCAAGCTCAAAGAATTGGAGCTTCTGTCAGCTATCGAAGTCGAACTCGGACTTGAATTTGTAAAAAACCACCTAACGAGTAAGGATTAACCTTCTCAAATCGTTATATATAAAAACCCCAGAAGATGACTCTGAAAGAACGCATCTCCGATATCTTCGAAAAGTACAGCGTCGAACTCGCTGTTGAAGAGAAGGAGGAACAACAAGAGGTCGCTTTGATGGCTACAGCCGTCCTTGAAAGCGGTCAAGAAATTATGACTGACGCGGACGCATTCGCTGTCGGTGTTTCTGCTTTTGTCGTGAATGACGAAGGCGAACGAATCCCTCTCCCGGATGGAGACTACAAACTCCAGGACGGCTCTTTGCTCGTAGTAGCAGAAGGCGCAGTCGCTGAGATGAAAGAGGCTGAAGCCGAAGTCGAAGCGGAAGAGGACAAGGAAGAAGAGATGAAAGCGGAAGAAGTCGAAGCATCTTCTGACGTGTTGACTCGAGAAGCTGTTGAAGGCATGATCGCCGAAGCTATCGAAGCAACGAAGAAAGAATACTCTTCACAAATTGAAGAGCGAGACGCGAAGATCACGGAGTTGAGCAAGCAAGCCACTCCAAGCATTCCACGCGCACCAAAGATGGAAGCTCCCGTTTCCGTCGATTTAAAAAGTTTATCAATCCAGGAACGCGTTGCCGCGATCCACAACCAATTCTCTAAATAATGGCTAACGCTAATATTACACATCCGGGTACTTATGCCGGAGAAGCGGCACGTCCTTACGTTGCTGCTGCGATCTTATCTGCTGACACAATCGCAAACGGTTATTGCTCAGTACTTGAAAACGTCCGTTCAAAAGCAGTACTTCGTAAATTCTCAGGAGTTGCCATCGCGGACGCGACTTGCACCTTCACCCCTGGAGCGGCTACTCCCTTGGCTTTGGGCGAGGCTGTCTTGGCTACAAGCTCGCTCCAAGTGAATGAGCAAGTTTGCAACGATGACCTTCGACAAACTTGGGAAGCTCTCCAGATGCGCGGACAATCTTCAGCGGCTCCCGCGGACTTCACTTCTTACGTTGCTCAGTACGTAGCGGCAAAGGTTGCTGAAGGCATCGAACACAACATTTGGGCGGGTAACTACAACCCAGATGCGGGTACATCTACCGGAGCGACATATAGCTCTTTTGATGGTATCCTTCGAAACATCGTTCTTGGCACACCGACATATGAAGCAAACCTCGGAGGCGCGTTGACTGCTGCAAATATCATCGCCAAGTTGACCATCTTGGCTTCCAGCGGTTGCCCACCAGCAATCAAGGGCGATTACGCAAAGACCAAAATCTTCATGAGCCGTGGAACTCATGCGCTGTACTTCAACGCATTGGCTGCAACATATAACCTCCCATTCTTGGCAGAGGGTGCTGCGGATAAGTACGCGGGTTATGAGGTTATCGTTCCAAACGGATTCCCGGACGATACGCTCTTGATTTCTCAGGTTGAGAATTTGTACTTCGGAACGGACTTGTTGACCGACCACATTCAAGCGTCTGTCTTGGATTTGATGGGTGTAACGGGTGACGATGTTACTCGCGTAATCATGAAGTTCTCAGGAGGTACTCAAGTCGTTGACTTGAACTCTTTGGGTGTATTGCGTCGCACAACATAATTCATTCGGGGAGGGGCTTTAAATCCCTCCCCTTAATTCCCTAAAATATGGCTTGTACAATTACAATCAACGGCAGGGCGTTTCCCTGCAAAGATAAAATCGGGGGAATCAAGCGCGTTTGGATTAAGCAATTCGCGTCGGATGACTGGGGTACGATTACAGCGGGAGTTGCTGCGGCTGACGCTGGTGGTATTACGGTTTTCGGTTTTGAGATTACAAAGAACGCAGGTTCATTCCAACAAGCGGTAAACGCATCGGTTGAGAATGGAACTGTTTTCTACTCTCAGGTTCTCGAGTTGTCATTGCCAAACTTGGTCGCTGCGGATA